ACAAGGCACGGATACAACAGAAATTTCAAGAAGTTCAACATCAGTAATCATCATTGAATCATCTTCTCTATTATATTTCCCATCCTTGACACGAAAACCTACACTAAAACTCTTCAAAGCACCGTCACGAATCAAGGTTTGTACGCCATGAGTCTTTTCAGCTGCTTCTGAAACTGCACCTTCAACAAAGATACCTTTTTTATCGACAGTAATTTTTTCAATACGACCGATAGGACAATCATGCTTATGCTGAAATAGCATAACAGGATTTTTCCTAAAGTTCTCAACTCCTTTTGCCCAAGCTTCAGCAGTAACAACATCTCCAGCACGATCTTTTGAAGTTGTATTTGCATAGCCAGCAATTTTAAGGGCTTTAGAACCTTTTTTAAGACTCTTTGTCTCGAAAGCACTATTTAGATAAAATGTTTTATTCATCAGTTACTTCCTCGTCTAATGATTCCCCTGTAGGGGGTCTTCCACCTTGAGTAGCATCTGTTGCGCTACCTGTGATGTTTTGCGGTACTCTTATAGTATCATTATCTTCCAATTTTGGAAATCTTAATCCTTCACGAGCTTCATTTGGGGTAATAATTCCTGTATTTACCAGAGTCGAATAATAGACTGCCTGAGTTCTATTATCTGGTTGTAATGCAGGCACACTTAAACGATCTGGACGAATCGTCACACCTCCGTTAAAAAAGTGTTGAAATGCAGAAGTAAACTGGTTTAATATTGGCAACACAGTATGTAGGTAGAATAGTTTTTGATTTGCTTCAATATTTGCATTATTGCCTGATTTTAAGAGTACATAAGGAACACCGATAGCTTTTGCCATATCAATCTGAATTCTTTCAATTGAATTTTCAAAGTCAAGTTGATCAAAGTTTACAGTTGAGAATTTATCAATCTTTAGACCACCATCCAAAATAGCTGGGTTTCTTGCTCCATCAAATATAGTAGTATAAGTAGATCTCCACGCCTCTAAAAGTCTTTGTTTGACACGTTGTGAAAGGATGTTGTCAGTTGTTAGTACAAAGCCTGGAAGTGCGTTATTTTTAAAGAACTGCCGTTGGAATTTTATCATATAATAGTAAACTTCCATTAGCCCGAGTATAGCCTTTAGTCTTGATACTCCTCTAAAAATAGAATTTTCATTCTCAGTGTAGATGTGAATAATTTCATGAGGTTCAAAACGAATTGCTTCAGATTTACGAGTGGTTTTTCCAGCTCCAAATCCATAAAAATCATTAGCTTGTTGATTATGAACTAAATAGTTATAGTGTGATACAAATGTCTGTGAATCGGGAACTACTTCAACATCATTAGCGGGTAATAAGAACAGGTCTTGTCCGTCATAATAGAAAAATGCGTTACCGTCTAACATAAAATCTAAGAAGGCACGTCTAAATAATCTAACCCTGTCTTCAAACGGGTTAGGTTTATAGTTTAACATTCTGTTAACTTTTTTAGCTGGGGAGCTGCCTTCAACAACTAGGGGTATCTCTGTACAAGCATTGATAACCATTTCAACAGAGCGATGAACCACCTCAATTTCACGATATGCTTGTTCAAAGTCTGTTATAGTCTCTGGAGAAGCAAAAGGTTCAAGAGATGCTATTGAGGGTTGCGCGGGATTTAATTTCTCAGCCAACCAACCTCTAAAACCTAACTTTTCATCTGCCATTTTTTGCCCTTTGAATATCTAACCAATTCTTGATTTTAGAGGTTAAATGATTTGAATATCTTTGTCCATAAATGTTGTGAAGTTGCTTATGATGTGTGCTACATAATGTAAACAAATTATCATGACTTAAATCTGATTCACAATCTTGGGAAAATTGAACTCTCAAATCTTTTATAGCATCAACGTCTTCGATAACACTTATTTTATTTTTGTCACACCAATTATTAAAAAGTTCGCTTACGCTAAATAAATGATGTAATTCTAATTTCTCTTTGATTCCACAAATATAACACTCATCGCGAAGTTTATAATCTTTTTTGATAAAGTCCCTGACATATTTGATAGGAATGCGCTTTAATTTATTCACTTTACTATACTTTCATCTGGAGTCCAAGAGATATTTTTAAATTTTTCTACTATGTTCCATCTCATATCATAGTGTTCAGGATTTTTGTTCAGACCAACACCGTTGGAAGGTAAATTTAAAACCTTTCCGGCGACAGTTCTTAAAAAAGGTAGATTATATTTTTGTCTTAGAAGGTAAGACACAATTATATCATCTCCTCTTTCTGGAAATCCTATTTTTTCAATGTCTTTCTGTACCCCGTTTAAGTAGTCTTGTTTTACAAGTATAACAGAACCAACTAAAAAATCAACTTTTGAATCAACACACCAATGATCGTTAAGCTCATTATAGTTTGAAGACTTAGAAACTCCAGATTTTCCATAAACCCCTGTCACGATCAGATCTTTTGATATCATTGATTTAATTAGAGATGGGTGGGGCAGTAAATCATCGTCTATTACTAACTTATACTCTTCATCATACTCAAAACAACGATGCCACCTTTCCATACACAACCAGTTTTTTTCATTATTTATTACTTCAATCGGTTGGCCTAAATACGGAAAACCTTCATTTGGATTATTATTTACTACAGTAATCGGACATAACTCTTTGTAAACAGAAATTATTTTATCAACATTAGCAGGTCGCTCGTAATTTAAAACTATTAAACGTAAACTAGGCATAGATTGAAATATTACTCATTTTAGAGTGTGTGTAAATAGCATATCTTACAGCGTCACAAGGGTGTGAGGCCCAATCATGTATAGGTTTAGGTGTTTCAGTATTAGGATTCCATTTGTACGAACTCATTGCAGAGAACGTATGAGATGCTCCCAGTGTATCAAAAAATAATCTATCAGACTCTATCAAAACTTGTAAAAAGTTTATTCCATCATTAACAGACTTGATCGCATTTTCGCAATATATATCATAATCATACGCAAAGTCTGCTTTAACTTGTTGAGCAGCTGAATCAATATATATTGAATCTACATTCCATTCATCAATTTTTTCTTGAATAGCGGATGCTAACTCCGAAGTAGTTGACTCTTTTGATATATACTCGTCGATTAAAAAATAATTTTCTCCATCATACCCAATGACTACAAAAACGTTTTCATCTCGGTACCCAACATCAAGACCTCCAATAACCTCTGCAAAGCGCTCACCTACGTAATCATTTATGTGTTTTGCTTCGTCCAAAGCTTCATAAATTTGAGATTCTGTAGTTGTCCATTCACATTCATATTCTTGCGCAAATAAAGCACGAGTTATTGATCTACGTGCTTCTTCAATGTCTTTTTCTGAAAGTAAAGGGTTCGATCTCCAGCTGTGAAGTGAAGATCCCCATTCTTCGTATTCCTGATCTTGTCCTCTTAAAAAATAAGAATATAAATAGTTACCCTTACCGCGAGGAGTAGAAATCCATAGACAACGAGAATCTTTAAAAGTAGAAAGGGCAGGACGTAAATCACGAGTATAATACTCGTCATTAGGAATAATAGCTGCCTCATCTACTATTAGAAGATTAGCAGCACGTCCCACTAGGGAGTCTCTATTGTTAGCAGAAAGTAATCTAAATATAGAACCATTGATAAGTTTTACAACTTTATCTTTTTGATTGAATCGGTCAACCTCAATCTCAAGTTGTTTTATTAAATCTGTCACGTAGTCCCAAATGATTGATGAAAGAGAAAAGTTAGGTGCGACGACCATAACTTGTTGGCCTGGTTCTAAAAGTTTTGCGAAAGCTAAGATTGCAGCTGCGTAAGACTTACCAGTTCTACGTGCTGCGATATGTACAAAGAAACGATTCTCGTTTAAGCCTTCAATCATTGCTTGTTGAGATTCATTAAACTGCACAGGCACGGGAAGTCGTGTTAGAAGTTTATCTACATTTAAACGGAAAAATTTATCTGACATTATTTAGGAAGAATACCAAGTAAAAGAGAAAGAGTAGCAATGATACTTGCTACAACACCACCAACCCATAGAAGTGTACGAAGAGAGGTTCTACCTTGAGAAGCAAGATCATTTACATCATTCAGCTTATTATGCATTGTTTTCATTTCGTCACTTAAGGCAGTCAGTGATGATATAATCTGAGCATAACGTTCTTCACACACAGCCTCGTGTGCGGAAATAGTAGCCTTATTTGATTGTGAACGTTCATGCAGTCGATCAAGTTCAGTTTGAATTTTATCTAATTCTCTGGTATTGTCAGCCATCGTTACTCCGCGTGAGCCATTGGATTATTAATTTTATTTTTTTCCTCACGTCTTAGATATTCTATTAAATCAGCTCGTTCACTACCAAATATAAAATGACAAGAAACGGGCAATTCTATTCTTGTATTATCTTTTAAAATGAAATAGCGGGATTGTGAACCATCAACAAAACCATCAGTTGATACGTTTTTAATAGTTCTCCAAAAAAATGAACCAGGTTTTTTATACTGCACTGAATAAGAAATCAATTTCCCCTCCGATTTATTATTACAGTTTGATTATATAATTTACAACTTGGTTAGGCAAGGTTGTATTTACCGTAAAGTCATCAACTGTTAGTGCGGGGATAGAATGAGTATGAGCAGCCTGTGTTACTCCTGTGACAGCAGATGCCGTAGCAGAGTCTTTTGCAGATGACGCAAAAGTTGCAGTTGTTTCAGTCAAATCACCATCACCATCAGATCCGGTTGTACTGGCCCCAGTTGTCTCACCTGTTACAGTCGCAGATGCCATCACAGCTGATGCAGCGATTCCAGTGGTTGCTGCACCAAGAGTGCTCATATTAGTACCCTTACCAAGAGGAACACGGTCACGAAGATCTGGAACATTAAAAGTGGATGAGCCATCACCGTTACCGAATGTTTCACCGATTACAGCAAATAAACGGGCATAGGTTGAGCGAGAAATAGCAGCATCATTACAAAGAAGCCAACCAGTAGGAGCAGAAGCACCGCCATATGCAACAATTGTACCTGCCGGAATGATCTCGGCACCGCCAGCGGTAGACCCATCATGGATTCTAATATTTTCGGTGTCTGTATCAATTGAGAGTTCTCCAACAGCTCCAGTGAACGAGTTGTTCTGTGCAGTTGTACCTCTTCTTAGTTGTAGTTGTGTGCTCATTATTGCTCCTTAACTTAATGCTCCGCAGTCAAAAATGCCTGTGACTGTGAATGTATTATCTGAATGACTTCCAATAGTTACGTCTCCGCCTACAAAGATATCTTCTGTTACATGAATAGTATTAGAAGTTATTAAGTCTCTTGTTGCTGTTATATCAACAGTTGCAGAAATACTACCTGTCACAGCAAGTGAATTATCTGCATGAGATCCTATATTAAAATCTCCGTCTACAAAGATGTCTTCGGTTACAAAAATTGAATTACTTACAGTAAGGTCTTGACTTACTGTAACATTACCGGTGACAGCTAAAACATTATCTGCATGACTTCCGACTGTGACATTGCCAGATGCTACAATCGAATTGCCTGCAACTAAATTGTGACCAAGTACAAGATTACCCGTAGAACCTTCAGTACCAATAACAACGGTTGCGTTATCAGTAATTTCAAACTTATTTGTAACGTCTCTTGCAAGACCGCCCATAAATGGTGAAACTTTTGTACTCATAATAACCTTTCTATCATTTTTGACTTATGCAGTCAATATATTTTAACTTAGTGCGCCTAAATCTATTGAACCTGTAATTGATACGGTGTTTGACGAGTTTGTTCCAATGGTTAAGTTACCGTCGATATCTGCGTTTTTAAGGAAAGATGCATCACCATCTACTGACAATTCATTACCATTTAACAGTTGTAATTTGTCACCTCTTTGACGAAGTACAATGATATTAGAACCGTCTTTTCTTATAGAAAATTCAATAGCACCATCTTCTGTACCCGCAGTAACGTCAATAATTTTACCAGAAATTTGTGCGTAGGTATCATTTCCTCCACCGTCATCTTTGCCTTTAAACTGTATACGACCTAAATAATCTGCGTCAGCAGGACTGGCAGACTGTCTATCTAAAATTATGACTGGATTAGCGGAAGAACCATCATCAGTGCTGGTCATTGTCATCTCTTCACCAACTTCTAAGATGCCTACGCTTAGATTTGCTGCTGTGACGGGAGAGAGTGAAGTGTTAGATGTCGGATCTTTCGTATCACTAAGTTTAAATGTTGTAGATGACTCATCATAGAAAAATGCAGCATTACCTTCATCTCCACGATTAAAGAGTATACCAATATCATTAGCAGGACTTCCAGTGGTGCCGTTTGCTAACATAATCATAGTATCGTCAACATCCATATTAGTAGTATTTATAG